GGTGCTGCCATCCCGGGTGTCCAGCAGAGTGCCCCGGACCGCGCGAAGCGCACGTGGGTATAGCGCAGTTGGTAGCGCACTCGCTTTGGGAGCGAGAGGTCACAGGTTCGAACCCTGTTGCCCGCACAGCTTCGCACAGGGACGCCATTCACTTGGTAGCAAACTCTGCGAAGCGCTGGGGTTGGACGGTATCGACGCTGAGTGAAACCCGCATGCGGACGCTTGGCGGACCAGGGTTCGAATCCCTGCAACTCCACTTAGAGAGGTGGCCAGCGTGAGCGGCTATACAATCGCCTGGCTCTCGTGGCTGGGCGCTTTTGGCGTTATCGAGGGCATGGCGCTGGCCAACAAGCGGCCTGGCGACACTCTCAGCGAGCACGTATGGCGATGGTTCGCCACGGGGCAGGGCTCTTCCGCTGATCCTTCCGGGTGGGTACGCCTGCGTCGCTTCTCGCTGCTGGCGTTCATGGCATGGCTGAGTGTCCACTTCCTGACAGGTGGCCGTGTCTAGCGCTGGCACATACGAACTTTCGTAGGGGATTGGATGCGTGCTCGTAGCGTGTGCACCACCCCGGGGTGCCCTGTGCTGACCATGGGTGGCAGGTGTGGGGAGTGTGCTGCCAGGGCTAGGGCGCTGAGGCGTACGTCCCAGCGCAAGGGCTATGACAGTGCATGGCGTAGGACTAGGGCACGCTTCCTGTTGGCGCATCCGTACTGTGAGTGTGCTGAGTGCATGCTCCTGCCTATGCCGTTGAAGCCTGCTGCCACTGAGGTTGACCACATAGACGGGCTCGGGCCATTGGGTCCACGTGGTCACGACTGGTCCAACCTCCGTGCGATGACAAAGGCTCATCACTCGCGTGAGACAGCGCGTAACCAACCTGGTGGTTGGAATGATCGATCTTCGTAACTTTTGGTGACTGAGGGTGGGGGTTGACCCCCTCGGAGCCTGGGGGGATTGAGCGCGGGGGAGGGCGCCGGCAGGTGCGCCCGGTAAGAGAAGCCTGAGGCAGTGACGCAGCGTGCACGATGAGGAGGTGACGCACCGTGGCAAGAGGTACGAGTAGCCGTTCCGGTCCGGCACCTTCCAGCACAGACCGTAGTCACAAGGCCAAGGCTGACTCGCAGGGGTGGACGACCCTTCCCGCTGAGGGACGCCACGGCGATACGCCGGCCTTCCCCCTGATCGACCCCAACGGGCGTGAGCACGAGATCTGGGAACGGCTCTGGGGCATGCCTCAGGCTGTCCAGTGGGAAGCGTCCAGCCTTGAGCTTGAGGTGGCAGCGTATGTGCGCCTGCTCGCTCGCGCTGAGCTTCCTGACTCGGTCGCCATGCTGTGGGCACAGGTCAAGCAAATCGGTGAGTCCCTGGGTCTGACTGCCGCTGGCATGCTCCGCAACAAGTGGACCGTTGCCCCGGTGGCCGAGGATGGCGAGTCGCCCACCCTGCCCGCTGGCTCTCCAGTGTCTTCGCTGACTGCCCGACTCAAGGCTGTGGCCGATGGCTGACGGTAAGGTCCTGGTCGCCGCGCTTGCGTGGACTGAGGCTCATGCCGTCATCCCGGATGGTTTCCGGCAGGGCGAGCCGTTCGAACTACTGGCTTGGCAGCTCAAGGTGGCCAGCAACTTCTACACGGTGCGTGCTGATGCCGAGGTTGGCCAGCGTTCTACTGCGTTCGTGCATCGCCGTGCGCAGGTCATCATGTCTCAGAAGTCGGGCAAGGGCCCTTTCGCTGCTGCGATCGTCCTTGCTGAGGCTGCGGGACCGACCGTGTTCGCTGGCTTCGCTGAGGGTGGCGAGCAGTACCGGTGCCGTGACCATGGTTGCCCTTGTGGGTGGGTGTACGCCTACTCGCCGGGTGAGCCGATGGGTGTTCCGCAGCCCACGCCGCTGATTCAGCTTCTGGCCACGTCTGAGGACCAGGTGGCGAACGTCTACCGTCCGCTCAAGGCCATGATTAAGCATGGTCCGTGTGGCGCGTTGATGAGCGTCCGCGAGGGGTTCGTCAGGGTTGGTGCTGAGGGGCGAATAGACGTTGTCACAAGCTCCGCGCAATCGCGACTCGGTAACCCGATTACCTTTGCGATCCAGGACGAGACAGGCACGTACACAGCGACCAACAAGATGATCAAAGTTGCTGAGACGATGCGCCGTGGTCTGGCCGGTATGTCTGGCCGCTCGATGGAGACGACGAACGCTTACGACCCTTCCGAGGAGTCGACCGCGAAGCGTACCCATGAGAGCAGCGCCGAGGATGTCTACCGGTACTTCCCGCAGGCCCCTCCGATGCTGTCCTACCGAAACAAGGTTGAGCGGCGCCGGATTCACAAGGCTGTCTACGCCGACTGCCCGCACATCGACCTAGACGCGATTGAGGCGGAAGCCAGCGAGCTAGCAGAGACTGACCCAGCGCAGGCAGAACGGTTCTTCGGTAACCGCATCGTGGCTGGCGCCGGAGCGTGGATTGAGCACAACCTCTGGGAGGCTCGCGCCAACGGTGCCCGTGTGGTGGCCCCCAAGACGCCGGTTGTCCTGGGCTTCGACGGCTCTGATGTGGACGACTGGACAGCGTTCCGCGCTGAGACCCTGGACGGGTTCCAGTTCACGCCGACGTTCGGGCCCAACTCGCTGCCTACGATCTGGAATCCCGCTGACTATGGGGGTCAGGTTCCGCGTCTGGAAGTGTCCGCAGCGCTCGACGAGATCATGCAGCGCTATGACGTCAAGCTCCTGTACGCCGACCCCCCTTACTGGGAGTCCGAGGTAGACACGTGGGTTGACCGGTACGGGGACCGGGTGGTCATCGGCTGGTACACGCGCCGTGTCGTACAGATGCACGCTGCTGCTGAGCGTCTCAAGACAGACATCAGTAAGGCCGATACGCCGTTTTCGCATGACGGGTGCCCGATCACCTCGGGCCACATGCGGAATGCGCGCGCTGCTGCTCGACCCCAGGGCCGCTATGTGCTGGCCAAGTCGGCGCAGGATCAAAAGATCGACGCTGCGGTTACTTCCATCCTGGCCCACGAAGCTGCGATGGACGCTGTAGCCGCTGGCATGGCTGCGCCTAAGCGCAAGTCCTACTACTACGGAGCATGAGCCCACCAGGAGGGGGCATCAATGGCTACTGAGTCCGAAGCCCTGCGCCTGATAGGCCTACTCGAAGACGAGCTACGCACGCGCCGGACAGAGATCGACCGGAACGAGCAGTACTACCGGGGCAAGCAACCGCTGAGGTTCGCCTCGGACGAGTTCAAGAAGTATCACGGGCAGCGCTACCAGGGGTTCGCCGATAACTGGGTACAGGTCGTGTCTGACGCGCCTGTAGAGAGGCTCACAGTCAATGGCGTTATGCCGTCCGGGCAGACCGAGGCTGACGCCGAGTTGTGGCGCGTGTGGCAGATGAACGGCCTAGACGCTGACTCGCAGCTTGGCTTCCTGGGAGCCGTGAACTCTGGCCGTTCCTTCGTGCTCGTGTGGGGCAACCCGGACGACCCCGAAACGCCAGAGGTCACCTTCGAGGATGCCTCGCAGTGCATCGTCACGTACGAGCCTGGTTCTCGCCGGAAGCGTAGGGCAGGGCTCAAGCGGTGGGAGGACGGCGGCGACGACTATGCCACGCTGTATCTCGCTGATGAGGTCTGGAAGTTCAAGCGTGCGCGTACCGGGCAGGCTCAGAAGTCGACCGGCATGCAAGACGTTGACGACGAGTTGAAGCGTTGGGAACTCCGCGAGACTGGCGACGAGCCTAACCCGCAGCCCAACCCGCTCGGCGTGGTCCCGCTGGTCGAGCTTCCCAATAGGCCAACCCTGGTGGGCGAGCCAATCTCGGATATCTCCGGCGTGATCGCTGTACAGGACGCTGTAAATCTCCTGTGGGCGCAGCTCTTCACCACGTCTGACTACGCTTCGTTCCCAACTCGCATTGTCCTGGGTGCTGAGCGTCCGGTGGTCCCAGTGCTCGACGCCTCGGGGCAGATCGTCGGCGAACGCCCGGTAGACATGGAAAAGTTCGCCGTTGACCGTGTGCAGTTCTTCACGGGTGACAACGTGCGCACGGAGGAATGGTCAGCGGCCAACCTTGGTGCCTATGCGGACATCATCGAAACGGCCGTTGGCCACATCGCCGCGCAGACCCGTACGCCGGCGCACTACCTAATCGGCAAGATGGCGAACCTATCCGGTGACGCGCTGATCGCTGCTGAGACCGGTTTGGTTAAGCGGGTCGAGGAAAAGCAACTGTGGTTTGGGCAGGCACTCCGCGAAGTGTTCGCCCTGATCGCGCTGGCGCAGGGTGACGAGAGCAAGGCTCTGGCGGTTGCTGGTGGCCGAGTGCTCTGGGCTGATGCTCAGTCCCGCTCTCAGTCGCAGCTAACTGACGCGCTGCTTAAGCTCAAGCAACTCGGGTTTCCGTTTGAGTTCCTCGCGCTGCAATACGGGCTTACGCCGACCGAGGTTGCCGACCTACTCGCCATGAAGGACAAGGAACTTCAGGCAGACCCGATGGGCGCCTTCACGCAGCTTATGGCGCAGGACCCATCACAGGGAGACAACACGGATGGTCAACAGTCTGGTAGCCCGAACCCATCAGGAGGCCCGGGCCCAACTGGCTAGCGCTACAGCGCGGGCAGTTCTCGGCGAGTGGGCCAAGGTGAACCCTGACGCCGTTGCGCGTGACTGGGGGAGTCTCCTTCCCAAGGTTACGGCCATGGTTCAGGCCGGGCAGTTGCATGCCGCTGAGGGAACACAAACCTTCATGCGTGAGCTGCTCGGCCCATCGGCCCTGGTGCGTGCGCTCGCTATTGATCCGGCGCAGTTCGCTCGGGCCACCCCGGACGGCCGTGACCTTATGGGTCTGCTGGCCCGGTCCATTCCCACAGTGCTGCGGTTTGTGGCGCAGGGCGAGAATCCGCGCTCTTCACTGCTGCGGGGGGCGGCGTTCCTCAATCTGGTTGTGCGTACCGTCATCGCGGATACGGGCAGGCAAGCGGACCAGGCCGCAATGGTCTCTAACCGCAATGTGACTGGCTACGTGCGCGTGGTCCAGATGCCTGCCTGCTCTCGCTGCATTGTGCTCGCTGGCCGTGAGTACCACGTGTCGAGTGGGTTCCTGCGCCATCCTCGCTGCGATTGCACGATGGAGCCTGTTACCAGGGAGCATCAGCCCACCCCGCTTAGCCCTAAGGCTACTTTCGACGGCATGTCCGCTGCCCAGCGACGCAAGGTTTTTGGGGAAGCGGGGGCCAAGGCGATCGGCGATGGCTCGGACATTGCCAACGTGGTGAACGCGCGCAAGTCCGTTGACAGGGTCGAAATGTTCGGGCGGAAGGTGCAAGTCACCTACACGAACACGGGGACCCGTCGCAGGAAGAATCCTCCGAGGCTGATGCCCGAGGAGATTTACCGGTTGGCCGATGGTGACCGCGAGCACGCTATCCGACTGCTCGACAAAAACGGCTACCTCCTCTGACCACCTACGAACTTTCGTATGCGCGCAACGCGCCTGATTCCGCAATGGAGTTTGCAGTGCCTGAAGAGACCACCATTGATGAGACTGTCACCGACGAGACCACCACTGAAGAGACTGGCACTGAGGGTGCGCAGGGTGGCGATGGTGACCCTAATCCGGATGGCGCCGATCAGCTAGGCGATGCTGGTAAGAAGGCACTGGACTCTATGAAGTCCAAGTGGCGCGACGAGCGTACGAAGCGGCAGGAGCTTGAGCAGCGACTAGCCGCACTGGAGAGCGCCCCTAAGGGCGACGAGACTCCTGACGCCGATCAGATTAAGGCGCAGGCTGCGCGGGAGGCCAACGCAAAGGCCAATACGCGCATTGTTCGCTCCGAGATTAAGGCAGCTGCCGTTGGCAAGCTAGCTGATCCCGCTGATGCTTTCGCGTTCATCGACCCTTCGAACTTCGAGGTGGACGACAACGGCGAAGTTGATGAGGACGAGATCAAGGATGCGATCGAAGAGCTACTCACCAGGAAGCCGCATCTAGCCGCAACGGCACGGCCACGCTTCCAGGGAACCGGCGACGGTGGCGCAGCGCGCAAGGCGACTGGCCCAACTCAGGTCACACGCGAGGAGCTTGACCGAATGACCCCCGAGCAGATCGTTACGGCGAAGCGCGAGGGTCGGCTCAAGAACCTTCTGTCTGGCAACTAGCCAGGCTTGCCCGCTGGGCACACCAACCAACACACCATAAGGACTCTGGCACATGGCCGTTACTTCGTTCATTCCAGCTATCTGGAACGCGTCCCTACTTACCGACTTCCGACAGCAGGCTGTAGCCGCATCGCTCACCAACCGTGAGTACGAAGGCAACGCTACTGCGGGCAACACCGTGAAGATCAACACGGCGACCGCGATCAGCATCACGGACTACAAGGCTGCGTCGCGCGTCACTGCTGCGTCCGCTGTCACGTCCGCCTCGCAGGATCTGCTGATCGACCAGGAGAAGTCTTTTGACTTCTACGTGGACGACATCGACCGGGCGCAGGTTGCGGGTTCCATGGACGCCTACACCCGTTCCGCTGGTGAGGGTCTCGCCGAGGACGCTGACAAGTTCATCCTGTCGACGGCCGTCACTGGTGCTGGCACCGCGCTGACCGCCTCCACTCTGGCCGATGGCAACGCTGCATTCGACCTGATCCGCTCGGTCCGTAAGACCATGCAGAAGAATAAGGTTCCGGGTGGTAACCGGGTCCTGGTCGTCAACGCTGAGTTTGAGGCGCTGCTACTGAGCGCTGCGTCCAAGCTGACCAACGTGGACGTGTCCGGCGACACGCAGGGTCTGCGCGAGGCTTCGCTCGGTCGTCTGCTGGGCTTCGACATCTACACCAGCGAGAACCTGCCGGTGGTCGCTAAGCCGCAGGTGCTGGGCTTCTACCGTCCAGCCGTCGCGTACGTGTCGCAGATCGAGAAGACGGAGGCGATGCGCGCCACGGACAAGTTCGCTGACCGACTGCGCGGTCTGCATGTCTACGGCGCCAAGGTTGTTCGGCCGACCGCCGTTGTCTCCTGGACTTCGATCTAGTCGCTAGCTGTGGTGGGTCGTCTGGTGCTTCGGCGCTGGGCGGCCTCCCGGCCCAACTGAACATTGGAGGTTGACCATTGGCGCTCGTCATTGGTCCCAACGGGATTCCTAACGAGATTCCGGATGACGTGGCCGCTTGTCTCGTCGGTGACGGACAGCGTGGGTACGCGTATGCGCCCGAGCCTGCGAAGCGGCCAGTTCGCCGCACTACCAAGACTTCCGAGTAAGTGAGGTGGCCAGATGGCCCTAGCACCACTGGCCACGATCGCTGACCTTGAGACACGGGGGGTTACTGTCGACCCTTCCGAGGTGGACGCAGTGAACGTGCACTTTGGCGTGGCTTCCACGCTGGTGCGCGATGCCGCTGGGTCACCTATCAGCGCTGTGACTAGCACGGTGACGCTGGAAGGTAGGGGTTCCCGCCTACAGCTACCGGGCGGCCCCGCTACGGCTGTCTCTGACGTTTCCGTGGACGGGTTGGCAGTCACGGACTACAAGCTTCTTTCCGGCGCTCTCGTGCGCTCCTGTGGCTTCCCTGCCGGCAGTGAGGTCACGGTGACCTACACGCACGGGTTCGCCACGGTGCCCGCTGACATTGTCGACCTGGTGTGCCGCTTGGTGGGCCAGGAGCTAACGGCCATGCGTAGCGGTGAGGTCACCTCGCGCGGGATCACGTCTGAGCGCATCGGTGACTACTCGGTGACCTACTCGGACGCTGAGACCGGAACCATGTGCCTGTCTGAGTACCAGCGGAACAGGCTGGCCGCTCGCTTCGGTAACGGTGGATCCACGACGGTGCGGTCTCTGTGAACCGACACCACCACAACAACTAAGGAAACTGGCACATGGCAATACTTACCGTTCAGGTTGTCCCGACTAGTGGCGCTGCGCCGACTTTCGCGAGCGCGTCTGCGGGTGGCGATCAGGCCCCTATCGACAAGACGTATTTCCTCGTCGTCCGCAACGGCGGAGCGTCGCCGATCACTGTCACTGTGGTTACGCCCGGCACTGTCAAGGGCCTAGACATCGCCGATGCCGCGCTGTCCGTCCCCGCTGGCGGTAGTGGTTTCATTCCGCTGGACGCCATCTATCGTGACCCGGTTACCGGCCGCGCGGGCATCACCTACAGCGCCGTTACCTCGGTCACGGTTGGCGTTATTCAGGCTGGCTGATGGGACTTAACCGCCTCCTGAATTCCTCGGTTACCATCTGGCGCGTTTCGACTGCGCCGGATGGGGCTGGGGGAGAGGTCACCTCGCTGTCCCAGGTGGGGGAGTCGCGCGCGATGATCAGTCAGCCGTCAGCGTCTGAGCGCATGCTCGCTGATCAGGGTCAGTCACTGCACACACACAATGTCCACCTGCCACCAACTGCCAGCGTGCGCAGGGGGGATGAGCTCCGCCATGGGACCCAATCGTTCCGTGTGCTCGCTGTGTTCACGCCGTCCCGGCCCATCTATCTGCGCGCTGATGTGGAGTTGATCCAACATGGGTAGACACCCTCGCGCGGCTGGTCGCCGTTCCGGCGTGACAGTGTCCGTCAGTGGTAGCGAGGCGCTGCTTAAGCAACTGAAGTTTGTGACCAGCCGCATGCACCAGGCGGTGCGCAAGGCTGTTGAGGAATCCTCACAGGCTGTCGTGGCCGGCACGAAGCGGCGCGTTCACGTCGACACGGGGAACCTAAAGCAGTCCGTCGACTACACGATGCACGACGGTCCGGACATTAAGTCTGAGATTGGCTGGAAGGATCGCGACGACCGGTACGCCCTGTGGCAGGAATTCGGCACGCAGGCCATGCCCGCTCGTCCGGCCCTAGGCCCAGCGTTCGCCGCTGAGAAGCGCAAGATCGTGCGCCGGATCGGTGACGCTATCAATGAGGTGATCGGCTGATGCTGCCTCTGTTCGCTGTGCAGTCGGCCGTGTACGCGAAGCTGAATGCTGACCCGCAGCTTGCTGGCAAGGTGTTTGACTTTGTGCCGGACGGTACTGCGTTCCCGTACGTCCGAGTTGGCGAAGCCTACGACACCGTGGATAACGCCCTTGCCTCGCGCGGCTGGTCGTCGCTGATCACGGTTCATGTCTGGTCGCAGGCCCACGGGTTCGCCGAAGGTTTGGCGCTGGCTAAGCGAGTGACTGAGCTGCTCGACCTACAGCCACTGACTCTCTCTGGCTTTCATCACGTGGCTACTCGCTACGTATCAGCGCAAACCATGGTCGACCCCGAGCCGCCTGGGGACGTCCGACACATAGCAATCAGCCTTACCGTCATCACGGAGGAATGAGCCCATGTCTGGAATCAACGCGTTCGGAACCCTACTCAAGCGTGGTAACGGGGCCGGGCCCGAGGTTTTCACCACGATCGCTGACGTCACCTCGCTGACTCCACCCGGCATCAGCCGAGAGACGCTCGACGTCACCTCTCACAGCAGCGTGAGCGGGTGGCAGGAATTCGTGGGTGGCCTCAAGGACCCGGGTGAGTGTTCCGCTGATGTCAACTACCAGCCCACCAACCACGACACGCTGGTCGCGGACTTTGAGGACACGACTCCTCGCAACTACCAGATCGTCTTTCCAGACGGCACCACGTGGAAGTTCGGCGCGATCCTCACTGGCTTCGAGCCTGACGCCCCGTACGACGACAAGCTAGCTGCAACCCTGACTTGGAAGGTCACGGGTAAGCCCACCATCACTCCCGGAGCCTGACACCCATGACCCTTCTTAACCGTGACGCGATCCTCATGTCCGAGGACAAGGCACACGAAGATGTGACCGTTCCCGAGTGGGGCGGCACGGTCCGTGTCGCTGGCATGACTGGCGCCGACCGCAACTCTTACCAGGCTTCCATGGTTGTCCTCGGTCCGAACGGTTCTGTTCAGCGGCTGAACATGAACGACCAGCTAGCCAAGCTTCTGTCGCGCTGCCTGGTGGACGAGAACGGCGACCGGCTGTTCAGCGACAAGGACATTAAGGCTCTGTCGGCGAAGTCTGGCGCTGTGCTTGACCGCCTCGGCGATGTGGCTATGCGGCTCTCTGGTCTGCGCAAGGAAGATGTGGAGGCGGAAGCGGGAAAATCCGCGAAGACGCTGAGCGTCGATTCTACTTCCGACTAGCGGGGCACCTTGGGTATACGGTCCCGGAGCTACTCGCGCGCGTGACGTCCCGTGAAATCACGGAATGGATGGCGTACGAGAGAGTGACGGGACCGTTGGGTCCCGAGCGTATGGATTCTCTGGTGGCCATGCTGACGGCTACCGTCGCGAACACTGCCCGTGGCAAGGGTACTAGGGCCGCAACTCCCAAGGACTTTATGCCTAAGTGGGACCGTGGCGCGCGGCAGGACTGGCGGGAAATGCTTTCCGCTGTCAAGGCGTACAACCGTCAGATTGGAGGCACGGAGAAATGACCCTCGACGACCTGTTGGTTTCAATTGGGGTCGACACATCGGAGATGGAAAGCGGCACTGAAGAGGGTGTCCAGCGGGCGAATAGCAAGCTTGGTGACCTCGGTAAGGGTGCCGCTGGGCTTGCTGCCGGCCTCGGCGTGGGCAAGCTTTTCTCTGAGGGGCTAGACGCTGGCGTTCAGCTTGCGCAGGTGAACACCAATCTACAAAGCCAGTTTGGCTTGACCGAGGCTGAGGCAGCAAAGGCCGGTAAGGCTGCGGGCGAGGTTTACTCGGGTGGGTTCGGTGAGTCCATCGACGAAGTGGGCGATGCCGTCGGCGCTGTTACGCAGGCACTCGGCGGCATGGGCAAGATGTCCCAGGAGCAAGCCGCGCAGATGACCGAAGACGCAATGACCCTGGCACAAACGCTGGGTGTCGACGTGGCCGATGCTGCCACTACGGCTGGCCAGATGATTCACAACGGGCTTGCCAAGGACGGCACGGAGGCTTTCGACCTGTTGACACAGGCTGCAAAGGTGCTGCCGGAGTCAATGCGGGGCGATCTACCGGACGTGCTGAACGAGTACGGGCAGCAGTTCAAGCGGCTCGGTATCAACGGCAAAGACGCGCTCGGCATGATGTCTCAATACGTCAAGGCCGGTGGTAAGGACATTGACCAGGCTGCGGACATCATCCATGAGTTCGGCCGAATCACTACCGAGAACACGGACCAAGCCAAGAAAGCGTTTAAGGCGCTCGGGCTCGATTCCGGCGACATGTTCAAGAAGCTTAAGGCCGGTGGCAAGGACGCCGAGGGCGCCATGGGTGCCGCCATTCAGGCCATTAAGGGCGTGAAGGATCCTGCAAAGCAGGCACAGCTAGCCGTCCAGCTCTTCGGTGACATGGCTGGTGAGCAGACGGACGCGCTGTTTGCAATGGAACCTGCGGGTGCTGCTGCTGCGTCCGGCATGGATAAGGCTGCGGGTGCTGCGGCGAACGCTTCGGGCAGCACGCAGGCGGCACAGGCGCTTACGGTCATCTGGCGCACGATGGCCACGACGATCGGTGAGACGCTACAGCCGCTCTTGCAGTGGCTCGGTGACTTCATGACCGCTCACCCCGAGGTGGTCAAGATTGTTTCTGCTGCGTTGCTCCTGCTCGCGATTGCCTTCGGCATTGCTGCTGTAGCCGTGTGGGCCATGAACTCAGCGCTACTCGCAAACCCCATCACGTGGATTGTCGCGTTGGTTCTCGCGCTGATCGCTGTTGCCGTTCTGATGTGGAAGAACTGGGACAACGTAAAGGCCAACATCCTGGCCATTTGGGGATCGCTGAAGAGCGGTCTAGCGGCGGGCTGGAACTGGCTTGTGTCGAACGTGTTCGCCCCAATCGGTTCGTTCTTCACGTCGACCATCCCGGGCTGGGTTGCCAAGGGTGTCGGGTACGTCAAGGACAAGTGGAATGGCCTGGTGTCGTTCTTCAAGGGGATACCCGGCGCCATCAGCCGCGCGCTTCACGGTGCGTTCGATGGTCTGAAGAACGCGTTCCGCAGCGCCGTTAACTGGGTCATCAGCAAGTGGAACAACCTGTCATTCTCCCTGGGCGGCGGGTCGTTCATGGGTGTCGATATTCCCAAGGTGACAGTGAGCACGCCGAACATTCCGATGCTGGCAAGCGGTGGTATCGCCACTGGGCCAACGCTGGCGATGATCGGTGAGGGCCGCGAGAACGAAGCGGTTATGCCGCTCTCGAAGCTGAACGGCATGTTGAACTCTGCCCGGGTACAGGGCGTGAACAGTGCCAATGCGCAGGGCCGAATCGTCTTCGACGTCACTGGCGCTGATGAGGATATGAAGCGGCTAATCCGGCGCATGGTCAAGAGCGATGGGCGGGGCAGCGTTCAAACTGCCTTTGGCACACGATAAGAGAGAGGTCAGCGGTGGCTACCTTCCCACTGGATATCCGCACGGAACTACAGCTAGGCGGCACGTGGACGGACGTTAGCTCTGATGTCTATCTGCGCGACGTTAAGCAGATCACGCGCGGTGTGCCAGACCAGGGCTCTGCCGCTGACCCTGCCTCTCTGAGGCTTACTCTCGACAACCGCTCGGGGAAGTATTCGCCCCGCAACGCGATGTCGCCTCTGTTCGGGTTGCTCGGACGCAATACGCCGCTACGTCTCAGCCTGCCCAGCGATGGCGACCACTTCCTACAGATGGACGGCCGCACGACCGACACGGTTACCACGCCGCATGTCGCTGCGTTCAACTCGCAGGATATTGACGTGCGTGTGGAGTGTGACCCCAATTGGTATGGCGCCGGCACCCGCACCCTGATGGGTATTTGGGACACGTCGGTCACGCAGTCTCAGTGGATTCTGTACGTCGAGAACGGGAAGATTGTTTTCCGGCGTGATCCGGACGGCGATAGCCATTCCAGTTACTTCTATCAGGCGGACTTGCCGCAGCTCCCGGACCGTGCTGCCATCCGCGCCACATTCGACGCCGACGACGGTAACGGCAAGAGTGTGGTCACGTTCTATTGGGCTGATTCGCTCGACGCTACGTGGAACCTGATTGGCTCGGTTGCTGTTGCTGACACGTCCGGCGTCTTCTACACCAGCGCCCCTCTTCAGCTTGGTATCTACGACACGCGATTCGGACTGGCTACGCCGTACCGCTATCCGATGAACGGCCGTGTGTACCGCGCTGAGCTACGAAGCAGCATCGGCGGCACTGTGGTGGCGTCCCCCGACTTCCGGGCGGCCACCCCTGACGCGGGCACCCTGGTCGACTCCTCGGCCCGTACATGGACGCTCAAGGGCTCAGCGCAGATACGCAACCGGGAGGATCGCTTCGTTGGCGAGGTGGCTTCCTGGCCTCTGCGCTGGTCGACTGATGACGCCGACCGATACGCGCCGATCACGGCTACCGGAATTCTGCGCCGCCTCGGGCAGGGCGCCAAGGCTCTGGATTCCACGCTACGGCGCCGGATCCCGTCGGGTAGCCCGGTTGCCTACTGGCCGATGGAGGAACAGGCAGACGCCGTTCAGGCTTACTCGCCGATTGCTGGCGTGTTCCCTGCCTCCGTCTCGTCCGTCGAGTGGGCATCTTTCAACACGCTGCCATCCAGTGGGCCCCTGCCTCGCTTGACTGGGACTAGCTCACTGTCTGCCCCGGTGCCTACGGCTACGCCTGGTCAGTGGCAAGTCGAGTTTGTCTACAACGCCGACGACAATATTCCCATCAGCGAGGATGTTGAGCTAGTCAAGTTCCTCGGTACCGGTGTGGTGCGCCGCTGGCAGATCACCCTGCGAAACGGGCATGCGGGGGTCAAGGGCTATTCGTCGTCCAACACGCTGATCGTCGACCAGGGCATTGGTGTGGGCGCTGACGTGTTCCATGGGTGGACCCGCTTGCGCTTCTCCGCGACCGATGATGCGGACGGCTCGGGCTTTACCTGGAAGATCAGTTGGCAGGATGTTGGCGGTGACGCTGGTGGTTTCACTGGCACCTACCCCACGGGCACGTGTGGCAACTTGACGATGATCTCTGCGGACTGGCCAGCGCTCACCGAAGGGTGGGGGTTTGGGCATCTGTCGGTGACTCGGCAGGTGGGGTCCACGCTGTACGACGGATCTGATGATGCGTACCGGGGCGAGTCTGCCGTCGAGCGCATGCGCCGGCTGGCCACGGAAGAAGGTCTGTCGTTCACCCGTACTCCGGGGGCGCTTCCGCCTGCGGCTGTAGGTTTCCAGCGGCAGGACGCACTAGTAGACCTGTTTGAGGCAGCAGCGAATGCGGACGGCGGGCTGTTCACGGAGGACATGACCCGTATCGGGTTGCACTACCGGGACCGGTCCAGCCTCTACGCACAGACTCCGCTGTTTGAACTCAGCTACTTGCAGCCTGGTCTAGGGCCGGACCTTGAGCCGGTGGACGACGATAGCGACATAGTCAACGACGTCACGGTTACGCGTGATGGGGGAAGCTCCGCGCGCGCTGTGCTCGACGTGGGCTCGCTGAGTACTCAGCCTGCGCCGGAGGGCATAGGCAAGTATGACGCTTCGCACACGCTGAGCCTCGCAGAAGATAACCAGGCTGAGCCTACGGCGTACTGGAAGCTGCACCTCGGCACGCATGACGGCGCGCGGTATCCGCACGTGACACTGATGCTGCACAAGCCTGGCGCCGAGTGGCTTATCCCGTACGTGCTGCGCATGCGTGAGGGCGACAAGATCCGGATCACGGACTTGCCCGAGTGGGTGTCGCATGACGATGTTGAGCTACTCGTCATGGGCTGGTCTGAGTCTCTCGACCTGTACTCGTGGGAGTTGACGCTCAACTGTGTGCCTGCTGGCCCGTGGGATACGGCGGTCACGGATCATCCGCAGTTCGCCACTGTCGACACTGACGGAACTGTCCTCACCTCTGCGGCTACCTCGACGGCTACCAGCCTAACGGTGCACACAACGGCCGGCCCTTTGTGGTCGGAGCGTCCCGATGATCTGCCGTACTGGATCCGGTCCAGCGGTGAACTCATGCGGGTGCGAAGTGTTGGCCGTATGGCGCTGCCTGACAACCCGTTCATGGATGGCGGGATAGCCAACTGGGTAACCGACTCAACGGCCACGATCGCGTATGACACAGCGTTCCTCTACAACTACAAAGCCACGGGATCGCTCAAGATCACACCTACCGCTGGCGTGGTCACTGGTGCAGCGAAGAGCACACGCAGCGCAACGGGCACAGTGACGGGTAGTACCACGTACAAGGCTGGCATGTGGGTGTTCAGCCCTACCGGACATGCGGACATCCGGGCGACGATGAATCAGTTTGACGCTGCGGGCACGTTCCTCTCGACGGCTGGTCTGGGCTCTGCTAACCCGGTTCCGGCCAACGTATGGACGTGGGTTGAAAGCACGTTCACGACGGATGCAACTGCGTCCAGCGGTGAGTTCCGCGCTCGCTACGGCGGTACTCCTGGCGCCCTGCCGTTCTATGTGTGGGGTGCGCGGGTGTTCGCCCCGTCCGGCCAGTCTGTCAGCGACACGTTCACGACCCGCACCAGCACAAGCGGTTGGGGGGTGGCTGAGTCCGGCCAGCTATGGAGCAACACGGGCGGCTCGTCCACTGACTACACGGTGGGCTCCGGTGTGGGACGTCACGTGCACAACACGGTGAACGTCACTCGCCATACGTTCGTTCCTGCGCCGTCGCCGGACGTTGATATCTACTCGGACTGGACGTGTTCAGCGGCAGCTACCGGGGCGACTAACAACGTGTACGTGATGGCTCGCTACACGGACACCACGCACCTGTATTTCGCGCATGTCCGCCTTGAGACCAGCGGTGGTATCTCGCTGATGTTGCGTAAGCGGAACGTCGCCGAGACGCAGCTAGGTAGCACGATCACCACAGGCATAACCCATTCGCCGGGCACGCAGTACACGGTGCGGTTTCAGGTGATTGGCAACACGCTCCGCGCAAAGGTCTGGCTTAAGGCCGGCACTGAGCCAACTGCATGGCAGATCACGGCGACTGACACGGATCTGACTGTTGCGGGATCCGTGGGCTTCCGTAGCTTCCTTGGCTCGGCGAGCACGGCCACGCTGCCTGTGACGATCAGCGCTGACAATTTCACCGTGACTGACTCTCAGACATTCACTGTCGACCGCTCCCTTAACGGCGTGGTCAAGTCTCAGGTGGTGGGTACGGCGGTGAGCATCGCCAACCCGCCCATCACCTCGCTGTAAGGAGAATCCTTGAGTACCCCTGTCGACATGTGGCGCCCCGGTATGGACATTACCGGTGGTCGTCTTCAGTACATGCTTGAACGGCTGAACACGTCCAGCACGGTGAATGTGGAAACGTTCGGCGCCGTTGGTGACGGGATCACGGATGACACGCTGGCCATTCAGGCTGCCCTTGACCTGGCTAAGGCCAGCGGGGGTGGCCTGGTCCAGTTCACGCCGGGCAAGACGTACGCCGTTTCCACGTTCCTGGTTGTCTACGACTACACGACGGTATATGCCTACGGCGCCACCATTAAGGCCATCGGCAATACGGGTTTGCTGCGCAACTTCCTGGGTACCGAAGTGTTCTCGCTGTACGGCGGGCACTCGAATATTCAGGTGCTGGGCGGACGCTGGGACGGAAACGCGTTCAACGGTACGACCGGATCGGTCACGGCCGAGACGGACGTCATGAACTTCGTGCACGCGTCCAACATCACGGTGCGCGATGCCACGATTGAGAACACGTCGTCGGCGCATGCGCTGGAATTCAACGCAGTCGACGGCGGCAGGGCCCTTAACTGCCGGTTCCTCGGGTACAAGGACAATACGTCCGACTCCTCGCGGCAGTACAGCGAGGCGATACAGATTGACATCAGCGCTAGCGGCTCTTCGAGCATTGGCGCATTCGATAACACGCCAAGTAAGAACATCCTGGTTGACGGGTGCGTATTCGGTTCATCCTCACGCACTGGATACTTCGGGCGCGCGATTGGTTCTCACACGCTGGCTTCCGGGCAGTACTACTACGGAATCCAGATTGTGAACAACCGGATTGACGGCACGATTCAGGAAGGCATTCGCGGGTACGGGTGGCGTCGAGCCATCATCGCGAACAACATCCTGAACACTACGGGCAAGTCCGCCATCATGGTCACGACCCCGGATCCCGGTAGCGCCGGCTACAGCGCCAACCCACAGAACATCACCATTATCGGTAACACGATCACGCGCCCGAATGACTCCGGCATCCGAGTGCTTGGCTTTAGTGGTGCGACGTGCGACCAGGTGGCCATCACGGGTAACTCGATTCTGGGCAACTCTGCGGATAGCTCTAACGGCATTCATGTCGAGTACTGCTCGCGCCCTACGGTGAACGCCAACACGGTTTCAGCGATGAACGGGACTGGTATCTACAACAACCAGTCTGACGGCGGGTCCATCAACGGCAACACGGTCCGTAACTCTGGCTCCAACGGCATCAACGTCACGGCGAGCACAGGCACAACGGTAAGCGGAAACAACGTCGACAGCACGGACACGAACCATTGCATTTTCGTTACGTCGTCGAATGACTTCCTGATCACGGGTAACCGGACGACCAATGCGGGCACTACTGCTGCTGCGTCTGCGGACAGTGCTGGCATTCGCCTCAGCACGGGCGCCTCGGATGGCATGGTGACCAACAACCGGATCATCAAGGGGACCACAATCAAGGGCATATCCCTGATCGATGGTCTCAGCGGTAGCACCATTGCGCTGAACGATCTGACGGGTAACTCCTGGTCTGCCACCACAAGCAGCACGGCGGGCACTACTGCCGGTATGCGAATTGGTACGGCCACGGGTGTGTACACGTTCGGCGGGGGCACCACGGCGCCTGGTGACAACCTGATCAGCTAGGCACATACCGATTTCGGTAGGTGGCCGAGGTAACCCACTCGCTAGAAACCTGAGTGTGGTCTGCCTCGGCCACCGTTACATGAAGGGACCTTATGGGTACCGTTTGGATTTCCGGCGCTGAGCGTCTCGGGGATGGCGTCATTGGTGGCGACATGGATACTCCGGGCAAGCCACCGCGCGCCGTCTGGCATTCGACTGAGTCCAGCGCCGGTGATGCTGCGTTCAATGCCGTGGCCAAGGTGCTGATCGCCAACGCCGACGAGCCGCACATCTTGTACGATCCGACCACTGACAGGCTCGGCCAGTTCGGTCCGCTGAACAAGTCCGCCCGCGCTCTGCGGAATGATGGCGCGACGCGCACAAACCGCACGGGCAAGGTGTGCATCCAAATTGAGGTACTGGCTCGCGCTGGAACGCCGTTTACGGGCTACTGGAAGCCTGGCAAGAACTTCCGTGCGCTCATGGCGGCTATCCGCTCCTGGGGCGTGCCGGACGTCTTTCCGCTCCCGCTCGCTGGCGCCTATGGGGATGGTGTCCGAACACGCAGTGTCTGGCTCGACACCCCTGGGCACTACGGGCACTGCAATGTGCCTGGCAATGACCATTGGGACCCGGGCAAGATCAGCCCTGCGAAGCTCTTCGCTGCTGCGCCTGTGGCTTCGCCGGCGCCGACTGTCAGCTACGTGCCGTTCCCTGGTGCCGGTTGGTTCAAGCGTGGCCGGAAGTCTCCGATCGTGCTGGCCATGCGCAAGCGGCTGATCGCTGTGGGCTGCAACCGTTACAAGTCGTCGAGCAACCCGGACACCATTGGGCAGGGCGATATCGACTCGTACGAGGCTTGGCAGCGCAAGTGCGGCTACACAGGTGCGGCAGCCGAGTGGCCCCCTGGTAAGACCACGTGGGACAAGCTCAAGGTGCCGAAGAGCTAACCCCTATGGCGGACCAGCGAGACCCCCTAGGAGTGACCATCAGCGCGCGCGAAATCTATGACCAGATCGTTGGTCTGCGGGATGACGTGCGTTCACTGGTCCAGTCAAATGCAGCCGTGACCGAGACACTCGCTGATCATGAGACTCGGTTGCGCAACGTCGAGCGCTGGAAGTACGCCGTACCGACAGCCACCGTGGGCGCCATTGTGAGCGCCGGAATCACCATTGCCAAGGCCATTGGAGGCTAAATGGGCGAGCATAACTCCGGGATAAAGTCCTGGGGTGCGAAGCTAGTCGACGGCGGGAAGTGGGCTTGGGCCCATCGGCGCAAGATTGCTTCGGCCATCGTCGTTGCGTTGCCGTTTGCGTCGCGTTACGTGCCTGACTTCCCGTCTGCTGAGATCATGGCCATTCTGCGCGCGTTCCTCGGCGCCTAGGTAACCGACTCGCTAGCACTCTCTCAGGAACACACCTGGGGAGGGCTCATGTACAACATCGGGCTTATCGGCAAGGCGCGTAGCGGCAAAGACACTGCGGCTCTGCACCTGGTGCGCACCCGCGCATACACCCGGCTCGCATTCGCTGACCCGCTCAAGGAAATGGCGCTGTCCATAGACCCTCTGATTCCCAGCGTCGAGCGCATTCACGTGCGCCTGTCCACGCTCATCCGTGACGTTGGCTGGGAATACGCAAAGGACACGTACCCGGAAGTGCGGCGCATTCTCCAGCATACGGGCCAGACCGTGCGTGAGTACGACGATGAGTTTTGGCTTACGGCCATGCGCCGGAAGCTCAACAACGCTGAGGCATGGAACCTGCCCGTGGTCGTGTCTGACGTCCGGTACCCGAATGAGGCAGACATGTTGCGCTCGCGTGGCTTCCGCCTGGTCCGTATCGTCCGGCCCAACCCGATCACGGGGACGGTCCTCCCGCCTGCGTCTGCTGCTGCCCGGCATGCCAGCGAAACGGCGCTCGATGGCTTCGCCGCTGATATGGCGATCACCAACGCTGGCACGGTAACCGACTTGTATGAAGAGCTAGCGGCGCAGCTCTGACTGAAACCCCCTGGTGGCTTCGGCCACTGGGGGGTTTTCTGCGTTCGGGCACCTACCAATTTCGGTATGTGCTTGCACCGGCCAAGATCACTGTGCTTAACTTGGTCCCGCAAGCACGACGGAGGGGGGCAGGAAACATGCCGAAGCGAGGCGAGCGTCACCCGTGGCGTCTCACGTACCAGTACGGAACACAGGACAAGCCAAGTAGCAACTCATACTTTTCGCAGGGCGAGGCGGAGCGCAGGGCCGGCGAGATGCTGGGCACTGCACCCCTGCGCGGCACGTCTGTTGCGCTGACGATAACGAACCGAGACACTGGCGAAAGCTACACTTACCCGCAGGGAGAGATCATGACGGACCGTAACGACGTGACTACCGAGGCTGGCGCCCAGGTCATCGAGCAGATTGACGCCAACATTGAGCGCGCCCGGTCGCTCACTGACGCCGAGGCGCTCTCGGAACTCAAGGAAGAGACCGAGACGTTGATCTCTTCGCTATCCGGCAAGGGTTCCATCAAGGTCAAGACCGACAAGCGCGCTGCGTTCACCGAGGCTGCGGACACCATGCCCGAGGACGTCAGCACTGCGGTTGAGGTCAAGGCCAAGCCCGCTGAGGGTGTCGTGGTCAAGACGTGGGACCAGTACGAGGGTGTCAAGGAACTCGTCACTATGGGTGCGGAAAAGGTTGCGGAGGGTGTCCGCCTGCACCGCAAGACTTCCGACCTGGCCAAGGAAGTTGCGGCTGTCACATTCGACATGTGGGTGCGCATCCCCAACAAGGACGGGATCCCGGACATCAAGGGGAACAGCGACCAGGCCAAGAAAGCTGCTGGCGAGATGTACCGCCTGGCCGGCGAGGGCTTCGAGCACAACTTCGAGAATGAGAACGCGCTCGAAAAGTTGCAGCGCTCCGTCCAGATGCACCGTACGGACGTTCGGGCCAATTGGCTGCGTGAGCTGAATGAGGACACGACGGACGGTGCGGAGGCTCGTGCGCTGTACGGCGAGAGGCTCAACGCCAAGCCCGAGGACATGGACGTCTCTGAGTTCGTCGCCACCAAGCTGTACGAGTCGCCGGCCATGCTCAAGGGTGAGGGCGAGAAGCAGCTTGAGCGCTACCACGCCAAGCAGAAAGCCAAGGCTCTGGCGTCCGGCGAGACCACCGCCGAGGTTGAGGGCGCGAGCAAGGGGGAGGCGGCTGAGACGACGACCCCGGATGAGCGCGTGGAAGCCATCGTTAAGCGGCTCAAGGCGGATGTCCACCGGGCCAAGCCCGAGGACTTCGAAGCTGCCAGCGAGGAGACGCGGAAGTCTGCGCGCGAAGAGCTTGAGATCCTGTACCAGGCTGTCAAGGACATGATCACGGCCACGCTCTAGCTAACACCAGTGGGGGGCCCTGGGGAGACCTGGGGCCCCCGCTCGCAGCCTTCCAGCCCCATTGGACCCCCGTGGACCGGTGGGGCTTTCGCATGCCCACAGACGGCCGTACAGAGGCGAGTGACGAACAGCGCGCAGTCTGACAGCGCAAAACCCTCTCTGATCAGCAAGAAGTGACGAAGTGACGATTTGATACCCACTCTCAATACCTCTATAGGTTTCTAAGGGGATTCCGAGACTCACCCTTCGTTCGTCACTTCGTCACCAGGTAACCGACCCGCTAGCACACCTTCGAGACACCAACCGAAGGGAAGTGCCTAAGTGGGCATCCGAACTATTCAGCGATCCGGAAGTCGCTTCTACTTCAACGAAGCGTTCCCCGATATCAAATACCCGGGCGTGACGTCCGTCGTCGGCATGCTCCCGAAGCCATTCCTCGCGTTCTGGCAGGCGAAGATGGTTGCGGAGCTGGCCGTTGACTCCCTGCCGTTCATCGAGCAGATGGCTGAGCGGGACAGGGACGGCGCGGTGCAGTACCTCAAGGGCGCTGCGAACCGGTACACCAAGACTCGCGCTTCGGTCGGCTCGCAGGCGCACGACCTGTTTGAGCGGATGATCCGTGGCCAGTACATCGGCCGAGTGCATCCGGACATGGTTCCGTATCAGCGCCACTTCGGCGCGTTCCTTGACGGCGTTCAGCCTGAGCTTGTGCGCGCTGAGGATGTGGCCTGGTCGGACGAGCACCAGTACGCCGGATCCTTCGATGGCATCTTGCGCCTGCGGCTCGACGAGAACGGCAAGCCTGATCCCACTGGCGAGCCTGCCCTTGTGATGGCGGACTGGAAGACGAGCAAGAGCACCTACCCGGACGTGGCGCTACAGATGAGCGCTTACGCCCACGCTGAGTTCATCATCGCCCCGGACGGTTCGCGCGAAGAGATGCCGGACTTTGACGGCGCCGTGGTACTGCACATCACTGACGAACAGGCAGCGTTTAAGCCTGTACGCATCGCTGATGAGAACGGGCAGGAAGACGTGTTTGCTCACTTCCTGCACCTGCGCCGGACGTTCGAATGGGTCCAGCGGACGAGTAAGACCGTGCTGGGCGATCCGATTTGGACCACGGGCGGAAGCCTGGTGACCGGCACTCAGCGGAGGGCGTGAGCGCATGCGCGCGTACCGGAAGAGCACAAGCCACCCGTACTGCGTCTACCTGACATCGGAAGAGGGGGCACGGCTCCTTAACGAAATGGTGACCGCCGACCCTGAGTTGTTTCCGACCGTCAGCACCCTGTACCGCAAGCTGAACTCCGTGTACGGCGCCAAGGAAGGGAAGCGCGCATGAGCGGCCCTAACTGCCTGTGTAACCCCCAGAAGCCCGGTCTCTGCCCGCGCTGTCAGGGCTAGGTAACCGACTCGCTAGCGACACAACGAAGGGGGAGAGGGCGGCTGGATCGGAGTGTGCGTCATGTCCCTGTGGGACGACGTGGCCGAGTCCCTGCCCCTCCCCGTTCCACCTTCACAGTCTTGCGCGCTCGCGCATTCACAGAACGGTTCGCCCATGGCCCTGCGCATTTTCGACACTGACCCTGATGCCAAGCCCAAGCCCAAGCCCAAGACCACGTACGAGCGCCCCGTGTATCAGTTCCGGTCCGGGATGCAGGTTTGGAACCCTGACAAGCGGAAGAATGAGCCTGTCTCTCTCGCTGCTTGGCGGGTGCTGACTGACGATCCGTCGGTTGCGCAGGGCATAGCGGAGCTGCTCGGCGGCATCCCGGAGGAGTATGACGCCACGAAGGCTATGAACCTTCACGTGCTCACTGAGTCGCCGGCGGTTGAGATCGTCATTGCGGGATCCCGCGCCATTGAGGACAAGCTCATTCTCTGGGGCGTTGGTGGCCCCGCCCATGAGTGCGACGGTGAGTTCTCTCTGCTGCCGGACGACAAGGGCGAGCCCTGCGGTTGCCCGCGCACCATGGCCGAGCGGAAGGATCTGGCGAAGCGCCGGCCGCCCAAGGGTCCCTCTCCGTCCATCAACGTCACGTTCCGCCTCGCTGGCGCCGGTTATGAGCTGGGCGCCGGAAAGCTCATCGCTACGGCATGGTCGCTGGCTGAGGTGATCCATGAAGTCAAGGATGCGCTTGACGCTGTAGACGGAGAAGCGCTCTGCCGTCTGGAGTTGGAGCACGTCCAGTACACCAACAAGGCTGGCATTGACGTCAGCTACCGCAAGCCCGTGATCACGGTGCTCGGTAGCTACAACGATGCGATCGCCGAAGAGCGCTAGGGGCGCTGATCCATGCCGCCGAGTGCACTACAGCGAGCTGTCGTAGGGAGAGTGCTGCGTATGGCCAGCGATGAATACGTGGCGCGCCCCTTGTGGGAGTTCCACCCTAGTTACCGGTCGCTTGTGCTGAGTGAGCGGCGCAGGCGCAACGTGCTACAGCATGACCCCGAGCCAATCGGCGACCCCGAGTATTCCTGACCCTTTGCCCGTGTCTGTGGCTAGCGCCGCAGGCTCGGGCTTTAGGGCGTTAGGAGAGAGGGGCAGTCAATGACTTTCATCTTCACGCCCGAACGCGATCCGAGGAGAGAGCAGATGGCAACAGAGTTCAACGCTGGCGACAAGGTCCGCTACAGCAACATGGTCATGCCCGCTGAGGTGCTGTCCGGTCCGCACAAGGCGCCCAACACGGTCCGGTACCTCATCGCCAAGGCTGATGGGAACGTGTCCCTTGTCCCGGCATCTGCCATCGAGCGCATCGTGCCCCGACTGGACCAGGTAGCGGGAACGCTGGCCATGAACCTGTACGGGCGTTCGTACATGTCGCTGGACATTCAGCGCAGGATGCAGATAGCGCGAGCTGCTGCCCACGTGCTGGACATCGCGGACCGTACGAAGGGGCAGGCATAGCCATGGGGAAGCGCGGAGTAGTCACGGACTACGCAGGCGAAGAACTCTACGCGGGTGACCTGGTGAGCTTCGCGGCACGCCACGGCAACCGTGTTCGCATGTCTGACGCGCTGGTGGTCGACGTGACTACCAAGAACATTGGGGGCCGGCTGTTGCCCACTCTGTTGGTGCAGCCTCTGGGCGTTGACAGTGGGTGGGGGCTTGGTGCCCGGAAGACGCTTCGGCCGGTTGAGATCAGCGCGGAACATGTCCGCCTGGTCACGCCGGACTTTGTGGGGCAGGGCAAGTAACACCAGAGGTGGGGTCAGTGGGCTGTGTGCTCGCTGGCCCCTTCTTTGGGTTGACCACATACCGATTTTGGGAGGTGACCCGTTGCGTATCAGCTTTGAGTCCGCCCCGCCGTTGGGGGACGTACGAGCAGCAGGCGAGGGGGTGACGCTGTGGCTTTCGCCGGGTGTGACCAGCCGTAAGGACTGGGGCCGGTATCAGGATGCGATAGCTGCCGCGATAGCCCGTGGCGCTGACGTGAGGTGGATGCGCTGATGCATTCGCGCGGAGGAACCTGCCCGCGCTGCAAGGGCTACTGCGGACTCAGCGTCAAGGGCGATGACCCGAAGCAGTACCAGCACCGCACTCCGCTGGGCAATCGCTGCCCCGCTGGGGGTATCACCTGGCGCCAGGCCAAGGCCGGTTGGACTGCCATTTCCCTGCGCACCTACCGCTATCTACTGGCAAACGCGCCCGAGCGGGCGGAAGAGTACCGAGGGGAGCGCGTAGCGCCGTGAAGGTATGTCGACTATGCGGGCGGGGTAAGCCCGCTGAACAGTTCGTGACATCCAAGGGCGCGCCATCGTCGGCATGCTCGACCTGCCGCCGTAAGAAGCAGCAGCAGCACATTAAGAACTACTACCGGCGCCTTCCCCCGGACGAGCGTCACAGGTTGACGCACAAGCGCCGTGCCGATGCCTACGGCGTAGCCCATGAGGCGTACAGCCGTACAGAGATCCTCAAGCGGTGGGATCACAGGTGTGCCTACTGCGGTGCGCTGGCCACCCATCTGGATCACGTCGAGCCGCTCTCTAAGGGTGGCGCCGACCGCGAAGCCAACATTGTGCCGGCCTGTGCTACCTGCAACCTCTCGAAGGGTGCCAAGACGCTGGCCGAGTGGGCAGAGAGCTTCGCTCCGGAAGATCCGCCGTTCTAGGCGCAGGTAACCGACTCGCTACCACCTCAGCGAACACGACGAAGGGAATGACTGTGCAGTTCAATGACCTGTTGGGGCGCTTCGCTGAGGTGAGCGAGCAGAGTGACGGGGGGTTCCTCGCTGTGTGTCCTGCGCATGGCGATAGCCGTCCGTCCCTGCGCATCTGGATTGGCGACGATCGCAAGGTGCGCATCACCTGCCGTGCCGGATGCATGCCCAGTGACGTAGTAACAAGCGCTGGCCTTACGTGGCTGGACATGTTCGATGTTGAGGGCGATGCGCCGACCGTACGCGCGGAGCGCCCTGAGCTTGTGGGCCCGAAGCACCTTGCTGCGCTGGCCATGTACGCCGATGACGCGCGAGACCGACTCACCGAAAATGACGACTGGTCAAGCGTGGCTGGCCGGTATCTGTCCGACCGGTTCGGCATGGAAGTCAGCACGGCGTACGGGCTTGGGGTTGGGGTCGACGACACGACGGTTAACCCGATGTGGTCTGCGCTCTCGCCTGCGTACAAGCGCTTCGCGCGTCTCACCGTTCCGCTCCTTGACTTCGCCGGTAACCCGCGCGGGTTGCAGGGGCGTGACTTGACGGGGGAGTGTCCGGGGCGCTGGCTCTCGCTGGCCAACCCGGAAGGCTTCCGCTGGGCCCCCTACGGCGTTTTCAGGGGCGATGGCGGCTACGGGGTCACCCTGGTCACTGAGGGGCCCGGAGATGGCCTTACAGCCGTTGCCGTTGGCTACGACGTGGTCATGGTCCGGGGTGCCTCGCTGGTCGGCTCGCCTGAGACGCTGGCCGAGATTGCCGCTGGTGTACAAGGCACGCAGGTCATTGCGTGTGGTGACAACGATAAGGCGGGGCAGGACTTCAATAGGAAGTTGGCCGAGGGGCTCAAGCCGTTCGGTATCGAGGTTTACGCGCTGTCCGTGCCGGATCTGGGTAGCAAGTCTGATCTGACGGACTGGCGCGAGGCTGCGGGACCGGCCTTTGCCCGCCACCTGCACCACGCTGTCAAGGCTGCCCGACCGGTGGCGAAGCCCGAGGATGCTCGGCGTGCCGCAGTGACCGAGGAACTCAGCGAAGCTACCGGCGCGGATGTGGTGTCTGCGGACCAGGGTCACGAAGCTGCGCGGCTCCTCGCTGGCCTGGTCGCGCAGTACGGTGACACGGATGCGATGAACGCTCACGCGCTGGTGGCTTGGACTGATGGCCGGATTAAGTACGCACCTGGTCTTGGCTTCTATGTGTGGAACGGTCGCACGTGGGAGCGCAGCGAAGTGAAGGTACGCCAGGAAATCCATCGCATGGCGGCTGCCCTCATGCTCGCTGGCAAGGTGACCGAGGCTAAGCCGTTCGCAATGACCACGCGCATCAACGACCTTATGACGGAGTTGCGCAGCGTCCCGAGCGTCTACGTCACGCCGCAGGATTTCGACAGCCGGCCGGATCTACTGAGTTTCCGGAACGGCACGGTTGAGCTGCGTACGGGTCGGTTGCGTCCGCATGCCAAGGAAGACATGTTGACGTACTGCCTGGCTATCGAGTACGACGAAGAGGCGGAGTGCCCGCGCTGGGAAGCGTTCATGTCCGAGATCATGCCGGGTATGCCGTCGATGCCCAGTTACCTACAGCGACTGATTGGTTATGGGGTCACTGGCAACACTGATGAGCAGTGCTTCGCTGTGCTGTGGGGCAAGGGCGCAAACGGCAAGAGCGTCCTTACTGACACTCTGTCAGCAGTTTTCGGCACGATCACCAAGACGACCCCGTTCGCCACGTTTGAGGAAAAGTCGTCCGGGGGAATCCCCAACGATATTGCCGCGCTTCGCGGTGCACGGCTGGTCATGGCCTCGGAGGGCGAAAGCGGCAAGCCCATGAGCGAAGCTGTATTGAAGCGCGTCACTGGTAAGGACATGGTCAGCGCTCGGTTCCTCCGACAGGAATTCTTCGAGTTCAAACCGTCGTTCCTGCTGGTGCTGGCCACGAACCATAAGCCCAAATTCAAGGGCCAGGATGATGGCCTGTGGCGCCGAGTCAAGATGATTCCGTTCAAGCGCTTCTTTGCGCCGGGCGAGCGCGATCATGACCTTGACAAGAAGCTACTCGCGGAAGCCCAGGGCATTGCGGCGTGGGCAGTCCGGGGCGCCGTCGAGTGGTACGCCAACGGGCTGCAAGATCCTGACGAGATCACCACGGCGAGTCGCGAGTACCGCGAAACCTCTGACGCGCTGGTCGGATTCTTCCCTGGCGTGTTCGAACGAGACGATGCCAGTGCTGTGGCCGGCGCTGACGCGTACAACGCTTACCGCGAGTGGTGTGAGGCCGAGGGGCTACCGTCCAAGGAAGTGTGGACCCGTCGCGCGTTCTATGACGCGATGGAGGAGCGCCAGGTATCCCGCAAGAAGACGAACAAGGGGATCACGCTGGTAGGTATCCGACTCGCTAGCAGCGAATCGAAGCCAACGGGTCCCGGCATCTTCGGCCAGGACTGACACAACACGCACTGAGGGGCCACCTACCGATGCTGGTACGTGGCCCCTTGTGCTGCACATGGGAGAGCACATGCGAGTCTTGGACCTGTGTTGCTGCGCTGGTGGTGCTGGCGCTGGATACTTTGGCGGTGGCGCCACCTACGTTGAGGGGTGGGACGTTGTCCCTCGCTCTCGCTACCCGTACCCGTTTCGCCTTGGTGACGCGCTGGAAGTGCTGCGGGATGCGGCGTACCTGCGCACGTTCAACCTGGTGCACATATCGCCCCCGTGTCAGGCTGCCTGTTCCCTTACCAAGGGCACCAACGCTGCCATAGCGGGTCGGTACACAGACATTTACGACGAAGTCAAGTCGCTCATGTACGCCAGCGGAGTGCCCGGAGTCATCGAAAATCCGCGCGCCAGACCGGACATGGTGCTCTGCGGAGAGATGTTCGGCCTGGGCGTGCTGCGTCACCGCAAGTTCGAACTCGTCAATTGGTCGGCTCCTGCGCCAGCGCATGTCAAGCATCGTGGTCGCGTACGTGGTTACCGACACGGAGTTTGGTACGACGGTCCGTATATCGCTGCCTACGGCAAGGGTGGTGGAAAGGGCAGCGTCACCGAGATGCAAGACGCCATGGGTATCCACTGGACGGACGTCCACGAGGAACTCACGGAAGCCATACCGCCTGCGTATACGGAGTACATAGCTAGGCAGTTCCTGAGCCAGTAGCCAACCATCAGGCAAGGGGCCACCTACCGTTTTCGGTACGTGGCCCCTCTTTGCTGCCCATAGAGAGGCTGTGCCGTTGAAGACGTACCCGTACGAGATTGCAGGCGACCCGGTTACCGTCAAGGTGCCCGAGTCGTACGACGACCTGATGCAGTTCCGGGCATGGTTCCGCGAAGCCAATGCCGCTGGTCCTATCGCGCTGGACACTGAGACCACGGGGCTTGACATCTATAGCCCTGGTTACCGCCTGCGCACGGTCCAGTTTGGAGACCAGCGCACGGCGTGGGTAATCCTGTACGAACTTGGCAATTGGTTCGTTGAGGCTGCGCTATGGGCGCTGCGTCATGGGCGACGCTTCCAGATTCACAACGCGCCGTTTGACTGGGCAGTCCTTGACCGGCACGCCGGTGTGTCCATTGAGTCCCTCGCTCCGCGCACCATTGACACTCGGTTGAAGGCTGGCTTGGTCGACCCTCGACAGCCGCAGGAAGGTGGGCGGGGGACCGGTCTTAAGCCGCTCAGCGCGTACTACCTCGACCCGCAGGCGCCGGACACGCAGGGCGACCTTACGGCCGTCTTCCGCTCGCTGAAACTCACCAAGGCAACCGGGTGGGCAGGCATCCCGCTGGACCACCCCACGTACTTGCTGTACGCCGGCCTTGACGTGCTGCTGACGGCTCGACTGGACGTGGCCCTTGACGCCGAGTTGGCGAAGCTGGACGTTCGCCCCCGCCTGGTCCAGTACGAGCACGAGATAGCACGTATCTGCGCGGTCATGCAGCGCAAGGGCATGATCCTCGATCAGGAGTACACGCGCACCCTTGACGAGTCGCTCGCCGCTGAGGCCATCGAGTTTGAGGGGCAGGCGCTCCGCTACGGGGTCGACAACGTGAATGCGCCTGCGCAGCTCCGGACGGCTCTTGCAGCCATGGGCGAACAGTGGGATCCAGACGAAGTCACGGCTACCGGGGCGCTCAAGGTAGACAAGGCAGTCTTGCACCGCTTCGCGGACATGTCGCTACAGGGCGAGCCTCTCGGGACGCGTACGGCCAACCCGCTCGCGCTGGCGATAATCCGTAGCAAGCGTGCCGGTAAGTGGCGCTCTGCGTACACCAGCACCTTCCTTGACGTGATGGACAGTGACGGACGCGTGCACCCGTTCATCAACAGCATGCTGGCACGGACCGGGCGCATGTCGGTGACTCGTCCGGCGCTGCAAACCCTGCCGTCGAGTGACTCGCTCATCCGGCGCTGCCTGCTGGCCGAGCCTGGTCACGTCATGGTGTCCACTGACTTTGCTGCCGTCGAGCTTCGCGTGTTGGCTGCGCTCGCCGATGTAAAGCAGATGAAACGGGCCATCAACGCTGGCGAGGATCTGCACAGCTTTACAGCGCGCATGGTGTTCGGCGAAGACTTCACGCCGAAGCACAGGAAGATCAGCAAGGGCATCGCGTTCGGCAAGGTGTACGGGGGAGGGGCAGCCACGATCCAGCGGCAGACCGGTGCCCCGATGGAAGAGGTCAAGCGCGCGCTCGCTGCCTATGACCGGGTGTACCCGGAAGTCAAGCGCATGTCGAATCGCTGGCAGCGCGAGGCGTACGAGACTGGCATGGTCCACGTGAGCGTCACGGGACGTCGTCTGCCGCTCGACAGGGAACGGACATACGCAGTAGTCAACTATGCGTGCCAGAGCGCTGCGCGTGACTGCCTCGGGCAGAGTCTCATCAACCTCGAAGAGGCTGGGCTCCTGGAAACGCTCCGCTTGCCGATTCATGACGAAGTGCTGGCGAGTGTGCCGGCCGCTGAGGCTGCGGACTACGCGCGCGAGATCGAACGGTGCATGACTTTCGACCTGTACGGCGTGCCGATTGAGGCTGAGGCCGAGGTGGGCAAGCGTTCGTGGGGGAGTCTGTACGGCGCTGACGTTTAGCTACTGCCCCGTAGCGTAAGAAACGGCCATGTTCCAGTAGCGGAGCGTGGCCGTTTCCTACTTGTGACTTAGAACACCTGTCCAAGGGTCGCGCCTTGGAATCGTCGATTGGCATATGCCCATGAGGACGATCACCCACTAATTCGAAGGATGGACCCTGGGTCACACCTTGGAACTGGGTACAACGGTGCCCCTGACCTGCGGGTCTAACTAGGTACAAGCACCTACCGAAGGCTTGCAACCACCTACCGAAGTCACGTTAGATCCACATCAGCAACGACGAGTGATCCGGCCGGACGCTCGCCGAAGCAGACCCCGTCTGAGTGGCGGACGTCTGGTGATCACTGCTGCTCGCGCTCGCCGCTGACCAGCAAAATCCGGCCGAACTCCACTCAGGTAACCGACTCGCTAGAGCCCAGCGAGCAACCTGAATGGAGCACTCATGTCCCTCACGATCGCCCAGGTCCGTGCCGCGCAGGCCAACGACACATTCGGTATAGCGGCTGTCCTCACCGAGATGGAAGAGCGCATATCCCGCCTTGCTTCGCAGGCTGCGCGGCGACTGAATGACTCTGGTTCGTACCGTGAAGACTTCGCGCAGGACGCACGGGAGGCCCTGTTCCTGGCGCTCCCCCGTGCTGAGGGCGATGACGTTGACCGTGTGATTGGGTTCCTGTACTCGTCCATGGCGGATGCCCTTAAGGACAAGGTTCGTGCCGCCCGCTACGTGGGTGTGGACAAGGACGCCGTCAAGGTGTTCATGAGCGTGCTTGAAGACGCCGAAGGTGACCCGTACAAGGCTGAGCAGCTTGCCCAGACCGTTCCGCCCAAGGGGCTTCGCCTGAGCGCCGACCGTGCCAACGCGGCTCGCCTCGCGTGGCAGGGCGCCGTGTCCATCGACAAGGAAAGCGACGACGATGCATCGATCGCTGACACGCTGGCCGTGGTCGACGAGACTCCGCAGGTTCGCCCAAAGGTTGGCCGAGGTGCCGTCCTTGAGGCTCTGAGCGTCCTTGAGCGCCATGTGAGCGTGCCCCGTGACGCCGACACCCGAGAGGCTCTGTTCAAGGCTCTCGACGCCATGCAGACCGGTTTCGTCACCCCGGACCAGGCGGACACTATGGCGGACTGCGTACGCGTTCCGGCCAACCCGCAAACGCGCCGGTATGTGCTCGACGCTGTGGCCATCCTTCACAGCGCTGCCAGCACCGCCGATGATGGAGACCTGGTTGAGGAACTCCGCGACGTGTCCGACGAGCGCCGTGACGAGCGTGCCGCGCGCATTGGCACGATCCGGACCGCTCTCGACAAGATGGGGGCGCAGCAGCGCGACATTCTGGCGCACTCGTTCGGCATCGGTGGGGTTGAAGAGTTCGGGTGGGGTGACGGCTGTGACCTCACCGGGCTCGCCGAGCGTCTCGGGACTACGTACGGCAACGCAAAGAAGCAGCGCAGTGCCGCAAAGGTCTCGTTTGCCAAGTACTACATAGCCCTTGCTGCCGCCACGGAGGATGAGGCGCTCGCGCTGGCCGAGGCTGCCACTGAGATGCGCAAGCCTGGCGGACGTAAGTGACCAAGGGCTGTACGGGTTGCGGAGAGGTTAAGAGCCTCTCCGCTTTCCCCCGGGATTCACGCCGGAAGGATGGCCGCAGGGCTCGCTGTAAGCCGTGCGTGAGTGGTGACAACCGGACGCAGTACCAGGTGAACGCCGACAAGGTCAAGCAGTACCAGCGCGAGCGCTACGCCGCTAACCCTGAACGGGAACGGGAGCGCAAGCGTGTTGAGTACCGAACCAAGGTTGAGCGAGTCGCACGCGTCCGAGCCTCTCAGCGCCGTTACTACTGGCGAAACCGAGCGGCCCGTATCGCGCAGTCCGCAGCGTGGCGAGAGGCCAACCAGGAGCACGTCAAGGCGTACAGCCAGATGGATGCGCAACGCCGCAAGCCTTACCAGCGCGAGTGGCGACGAGCCAACCCGGATCGTGTCCGCGCGTACCGACAGACCAGCCGCACGGAGGGACATGACTTCCTCACGCAATGGCGTAAGGCTCAGTCCTGAGGTGGTCGCCCTGTACCAGCGCTCTCGCCGGCGCAGGGTGGCCCCGTACCGGCGCAGCGAAGTGTTTGCCCGATGGGGCGGCATGTGCTGCTACTGCAATGCCCCTGCGGAGCATCTAGACCACGTACAGCCGCTTTCTCGCGGTGGCCGTGACGTGCTGTCCAACGTGGTCCCTGCCTGCGCTGACTGCAACCTGGCGAAAGCTGCGCTGACCCTCGCCGAATGGGCCCGTAGTGGCTGGTAACCGACTCGCTAGGCATCCCTCGTAACCACCTCACCGATAGGAGATCATCCCGTGACCTACAACCTGCGCAACGGCTACACGGTTCGCACCACCAACGTGGGCGACGACACGGAGTTTCAGACGATCAACCCGGAGGGGGAGACGATCAGCACGATTTACCTGGGTCGCGAGGCTGCGCGTGACCTGGTGATCGGCCTGCGGACGGCTGTCGCCCTGCGGAGCGCGTAGCCATGGCGCAGATAGACGCTTCGATCGCTGATCAGACCGTTACCAGCGTGGTGGCGGACCGGGCCGATTGCTACCGCATTGCGGTACGGCTGATCGCTGACGCTGGGCTCATCGCTGAGGCTAGCCCGGAAGACGTGCTGTACCTCGCGCAGTTCCTTGCAGGTAACGACATCTAGTAACACTGAGGGGGTCACTTACCGATTTCGGTAGGTGGCCCCCCTTCCGTAGGAGGAGAGAGCATTGAACGTTGAGATCCTGGCGTCTACCACGCTTGACGAGGACGTGCTACAGCGTGAGTACGACTATGACCCTTACAGCCGCGAGGAGCGCCCGTGGTCAATGTCCGATGCTGACGCGCTGGGGGAGGCTGCCGGACGCATCTGCTACCAGTCGTGGGCTCGGAAGAATCCGGCGACGCGTAGCAACGCTGGATACCTGGCCAGCATCCTGGATCACGGCCACTACAGCGTGCTTGAGCATGCGTCCGTGACGTTCCTGGTGCGCGATGTCTCGCGAAGCCTGCTCGCTGAGCTGTCCCGGCATCGCCACCTGTCGTTCAGCGTGGTGTCTCAGCGCTATGTGAGCTACGCGGACAGTGAGCCTGTCATTCCGCCTGCGCTTGTTGGCACCCCCTCCGAGGCCTTTCTACGCGGTGCGTACAAGGGATCTGTCCATGTGTACGAGCGGCTAGTGGAAACGCTCACTGTTGCTGGCCTCGGGCGGAAGCAGGCGCGGGAAGCTGCGCGAGCCGCGCTCCCCAACGCTGCCCCGGTCGACATGGTGGTTACCGGCAACCTGCGGGCATGGCGTGACGTCCTCGGCAAGCGGCACAGTGTGCATGCTGACGCTGAGATTCAGGAGCTTGCGCGGCTCGTGCTCGGGCACCTGCGCAGCATCGCCCCCAACTCCGTCCAGGACATCGCCGAGGAGCCTGCGGAGTGATCGCGCTCAAGGTAGTCATCCTGCTGGCGTACTTCGGGTGCATCTGGTGGGCAATCTTCTGGGGTGAGGATGAGTGAACGCCCGGGTTGGGACGCGTACTTTCTCGCTGGCGCTGAATGGGTGGCCACCCGCGCGGACTGCTCACGCTCCTCTGTGGGGGCCATCCTGGTCAACGCGCAGCAGGAAGTACGGGGGACGGGCTACAACGGCGCTCCTGCTGGCGTCCCTGGCTGCGCCTCAGCGGGTGCGTGTCCACGTGGCAGGCTCAGCGCCTCAGAGTGCGTCCCTGGCAGCGATTACGCCAACTGCACCGCCGATCATGCGGAGCGCAACGCTATCCGGCACAGTGCACCGCAGGATCGCCTAGGAGCGACGCTGTACACGACTCGGGCGCCGTGCCCCTCATGCTGGACCCTCATACGCGCCAGCGGGATAGCGCGGGTGGTCTGTCCTACTGCCCGCTGGACGCTGAAGTTTTTTCGGTAGGTGAGTTGCGCCGGCTTCGGTAGGTGGCCTAGTGTCTCTCTTGTCAGCACGACGGAGCGCAGCAAAGGGGCAGGACATGCAGGTTTACCGAGACATTGACGGTATCAAGGGCCAGATTAAGATCCGTCTGGTTGAGGGTGAGACCACGGACCGTATCCGCCTTGAGCACGTCGTGACCCCGGATCTTCCGGCGCAGGAGCTGCCCAAGTACAAGTACCTTCCGCGTCGCATCGCTGGCCTGGTCTTCCCGACTCGGATCATTGAGTACGTCGATGTACCGAAGGGTCGGTTCGTTCCGTGCCGCGCGGCGCAGGCTCTGGTACAGAAGCACTTGGGTACCGCGTACACGGTTAGCTGGGTTGGCCGTGGTTGGTGGATTGAGGCAGCGTAAACAGCCGGCAGGTGGGGCGGGGGCTACGGTCCCTGCCCCAGGGAGGGGGGGTCCATGACCATCAGGCACGTTGAGCACGTAAACCGGATCGGCGAGGCTCGCACGGTTGATTCCGGAAAGTACTACACGATTGAAGTGGACTACGTCACAGCGAGTGGGATTAAGAAGACGCTGAGGCTCGCGCATGGTGACGCTGACTGGCTTCGGATGCGTATCGTCAGTGAGTTTGAGGACATGCCCGAGGAGAATCGTAAGCGGTCTTTCTGGGCTTCATTGAAGCGCAAGCGGTGACCTGGTTTGGCCCCTGTGGATCACATACCGATTTCGGTAGGTGGTTGCGGGGGCCCTTTCTTTTTGGCCTCATCTCGTTACTTAGCGAAACTAAATATCTTTCGCAACACCGTTGCCTTTCTTCACAAGTTGGTTACAACCATGGATTGAGCCGTGACCTTTCTCACCGGATTCTCACCATCCGCTTAACATAGGTGAACATTCAAAAATACGGACTGAGGGGGGCCCAGCGCCCATGATTTGCACATCAGTACCGAGTGTGCACCTGCGTCTAAGAGTCCCTGTCGGCATGCCTAACGGCGGTGGCTGGGCCTGGGGGGCGCTGGACGCACTACCAGGTGACATAGGCCGAGAGCTGGCGCTGAACGCTCGGGAGTGCCAAGCCCTGGTGCAGACATACGGGCGCACCATCACCCGTGTACTGTCCCGCGCGCAGCTAGGGGACCGGTTCCGTATCTGCGCTTGGGGCCGGACTACCGGAATGATCGTCGGCATACGCGAATGGTCCTGGTGCACGTCCGAGCGTGACTACGTGCCCGTGGGGGAGTACCTGTGTGGCGCGCGTGACGCGATCCGCTCCTACTGGCTGACCACAGGGGAACTTTTCAACCCATACAGCGAGAGCTACCAGCGCAGGGCCAACGCGATGACCGTTGTCCCTCCCCAACTGCACTCACCGCCGTACGTGCGCGCCAAAGAGGACGTTCCGCACGAGCACGCCTTGCCCGACCTGTACGGACTTCGCAGCGCGTAATCTGGCCGCATGGATACACCAGCCATGCCACCAAAGATCAAGCCCTATGCGGACGCTGACGCGCTGCTAGCCAAGTTGGAGGGTCGAGCCGCTATGTGGGACCGAGTAGCCCGAGAGAACAAGGAACGGGCCGAGGAATTCGAGCGGGCAGCGCAAGAGATCCGGGAGGGCGCAACGTCCGTGGTTGTTGGTCGCACTACCTACACACTGACCAGCGATGAGGCGTAGCCTGGTCCAACTGGCCTGGTAACGGACCAGGCCTGACAGTGAGTTAGGACAACCGAACAATGACCCAAGCGGACAGCGCTACGGCGCTGGGAATGTCGCTTGACTCTCGCCCCACCCATGGGCAGGGACAAGCGGCTGAGATCGATGCCTCAACGCCCCTGCCGGCCGGGTGGGGTTACCTGTGCTCCAACCCGGACCGGAACCATCACGCGCACTGGTACGCCGTCGCGCCGTGGCATGCCGACAGCGTGAAGGCGCACGCCCCGGACGAGTGGCGGGATATCGCGCGGAAGCTGGAACAGACAGTGTCGGCGCCGACGTGGCCGGAGCTTCACGCTGCTGTGTCGGCTCAGGTGCGCCTGTACGCCGCTCTGAACGATGGGGTGGCCCTGTGAGTCAGACAGTGGCGGAACGCGCCCCAGAACTGCCCTCAAGGCCCGTACATCGCTACGTGGTCCTACCGTTGTCCGGCCCGTTTCACTTCGGCATCTGGGATAAGCACCTGGGCGGCTGGTGCTCGCTGGCCGTAGGAACCAGCCTCGTGCCCCTGGAATGGAAGTCAGCGATGGAGGCGCAGGTGTGGCTGTACCTCTGCCGTGTGGCTTGGGGAAGGGGGTTGGTGCCAGCGCCGGACGGCTGGAACGGCTAGTAATGGCCTGTGTGGTGCTGCCGTGTACTCAACCCTATGCACGTCACGGGTCACGTGCGTATCCTTGAGTACATGAACACCACAACAGACGCCGCAGGACGTAAACACGTCGCCCTCTACCTGCGCCTCAGCAGGGACACAGATAGTTCCGCGAGCATCGAGACACAGCGCAACGCAGCCCGCGCATGGATGGACGCCAACGGGCTTGCAGACGCTGAGGTGACGGAGTACACCGACGCTGGTGTATCCGGCGCCAAAGCACTGGAAGCCCGCAAGGGCATGCGCAAGCTCATGGACGACGTACAACAGCGTGTCACAGACGCTGGCCGGAACGCCCCGGACGAGACGATCGTCATTGCATGGAAGCTGGACCGTTACGCGCGCAGCGTGAGCGAGTTTCTCCGCCTGGTCGCCTGGGGCGAGCCTCGCAGGGTCAGACTGGCCACCACGGACAACACGATCAACACCACCACCCCCACGGGTCGCATGGTCGCTACCGTCCTTGCAGCGCTGGCCGAATGGGAACGGGAACTGATCAAATCCCGCATCACTGAGGGACAAGCCACGCGACGTGCACAGGGCCGATGGGGTGCCGGAAACCCGCCCTACGGGTACCGGATCGTGACCCGTGACAGCGCTGCCTATCTGGAGATCGACGAAGAGCAAGCGGCCAAGATCCGTGCTGCCGTGGCGAAGCTCCTGGAAGACGGCTCTGTAGCCAGTACGGCGCTCATGGTCGACGTGTCCGAGGCTCAGTGGCGCCGGTTGCTCAAACAGCCCACACTGCGGGGCCAGCGCGCGCACAAGGGCGAATTGGTCGTGGCCGAGGATGGCGTCACGCCCGTTCAGTTCGCAGAGCCCATCATCGGCGCCGCTGAGTTCAAGCGCATCGCTGTGAGGCTGGCCAAGCTGTCCACGGGTGAGCTCAAGGGCCCCAGGGCAGGTGCAAACCTCTGTGACGGCATGTCCTGGTGTGAGGTCTGTAACGGGCGGCTGAATGGCGGACGCAGCGACAGGGGCGAGCAGCTCTACCGGTGCAAGCAAGGGCATCTATCGATCTACGCTCGCGTGCTGGACGAGCGTGTCAGGGATGAGTTCCTGGCCCGCTTTGGTGGCTTCGCTGAACACGTCGTGCGCCTTGAAGGTGGCAACGATCTCAGCGACCAGATGGCAGAGGCGGAAGAGCAAGCGGCACGGCTCGCTAAGCGCATGGCTACCGCCGGCCCACTCATGCTTGGGTCGCTCGAAGAGCTAAGCGCCGATCTGGAAGCCGCATACGCCTCTCTGAGGGCCGCGCATGACCCAGAGGTACGCGAGGTACTAGAGCCCACTGGGAGGACGATAGGCGAAGCCTGGGAGGCCGATCCGGGGTCGCGTGGCCGGTTGCTCGCTGACATGGGACTGAGGGTCGTACTCCGTCGCGCCGGACGGGGGCGAGTCAGCGCCGAACGGCTGGGCGAACGGCTGGACGTGTCATGGGCAGTCGGCGGCGACGATCATGAGCTTGCCGAGATGCTGGGCGACCTCGACGCAGCGAGAGAGTGACACGCACCACACGCAATGGTCACAGGGCGATCACGGAGAGGGTTCCGGGGTCGCCCTTCGGCGTTACAGCGGACAGCGGAGTGACGGTTACGTCTTTAACCATCAAGACCAACATAGCCTCTGACCTGCATAAAGTGACGAAGTGACGATTTGATACCCACTCTCAATACCTCTATAGGTTTCTAAGGGGATTCCGAGACTCACCCTTCGTTCGTCACTTCGTCACTCCTCCCCAGGTCGTAGCCGGCTGTCACAGCCTGGTAACCGACTCGCTAGTAATAGTGTGGAGGCGGTTTGATCCCGCGCACTAAGGCACGACGACCAGGCGGACTGTGGTCACTGTCTCCACTCCCGGATGCTCCCCTGCCTCTCTCCCAGGGTCGTAGCGTCCGGGCATGCCGCATTAGCTCAGCCTGGTTAGAGCGCCCGCCTGATACGCGGGAGGTCCTCGGTTCAAATCCTGGATGCGGCACGTAGGCGGATCATCACTGGCCTTGACCGGCTGGCGGATGCTCCACCTTGGGTGAAACCGGCCCTGCTTCGCCTGGCTAGTCACCAGCGCGAACGGGCGGCGAGTAGCCCTCAACCGCTGGTAGCCCAACTGGCCAGAGGCACCAGGCTTAGACCCTGGGTGTTGGGGGTTCGAATCCCTCTCAGCGGACAGCTTCGCACGGTCACGAGAGACAGCAGCGTGTAAATCCTGGGGTGCTGCCATCCCGGGTGTCCAGCAGAGTGCCCCGGACCGCGCGAAGCGCACGTGGGTATAGCGCAGTTGGTAGCGCACTCGCTTTGGGAGCGAGAGGTCACAGGTTCGAACCCTGTTGCCCGCAC